GTGTCGACGTCGACAATGGCAAGCACAGCTTCGACGACATCGCGGCAGACCCATATTTCCGTAAGTATGCTTCGTTCGCATATACGACAGCCTCGCACACGGCAGAGAACCCACGTTATAGGGTTATGTTCATAACCGAGGAGCCCATACGCAACGCCAAAGACTACAAGGCCATAACTACCGCCCTGGCTGAACGCTTCGGAGGCGATACCAACGCACGGGATGCAGTACGCATCTGGTTTGGTGCTAAGAACGCACAGATCCATGTCTGGGGTAACATCCTGACCATGGATCAGATCGCGGACATGACAGACGGCCATGAGGAAGCACGGGATCTGGAGATCGCTTTCAACGCCTTTGGAGGTACCAAGCCTAACGTCGACCAGATCAGGGCCATGCTACGTGTCATACCTAAGCAGCAGGATCACATCCAGTGGAAGAAAGTAGTGGCAGCAGTAGCACACGCCCTGGGTGACGATAAGATGGCCGCACAGCTCCTCGAGGAGTGGTCACCGATGTCTGGAGGCCTGACGTATGCCGATGTTCTGAAAAATAAGCTAACACGGGTGACCACTGCCACGCTGTACTATTACGCCAAGCTACACGGTTATGAGGTACCCAAGGACATCATCAAACTTGAGACCAAAGACCCCACCGAGATCCTCGACAAGGTTGAAAGCTATCTTTCAAGTGGTTACGAGTTTCGCAAGAATGTCATCACAGGCAAAATCGAGCTCAGGGGTGACAACGACGTAAAATTTGAAGCCTTGACGGACTACTGGGTGCACAGTCAGCTTCGTAAGATGCGGAAGATAGGCATCAAGATCACCAAAGAGCGCATGAACGAAGTGCTCGACAGTGATTTCGTACCTAAGCACGACCCTATCAAATCCTATTTCGAAGGTTTGGACGAGTGGAAAGCAGGCGATCGCAATTTCATCCGTGATTATGTCCAGCTACTGCCACACGATGCCGATATCGACGATGGAAAGCACAACTCAGCCGAAGTACAGCATGCCATATTCGAGATGATCATCGAGAAGTGGCTCATAGGGGCCGTGGCCGGTGCTTTGGATCACAAACCGAACCACATCATGCTAATTCTACAGGGGGGGCAAGGGATAGGCAAGACGACCTATCTACGGCACCTATGCCCTGTTGAACTTCGCCAAGACTATTACCATGAGGGCAGCATCTCGGATGACAAGGACGTCAAACTGATCATTGCCAGGTCGTTCATGGTCGTAGATGACGAACTGGAGTCGATGACCAAAAAACAGCACGAATCTATCAAGGCCATCATTACTTCCGACACTATGCGCCTGCGGTCTCCTTACGATAAGTATGAGACTACGTACGCCAGAAGATGCTCCTTTGCAGGATCTGTTAATAGGCGAACGTTCCTAAACGACGAGACCGGATCGCGCCGGTTCCCTGTCATACCGGTAGGGGGCAACATCGACATTACCTCAATACGGCAGTTTGACATCGACGGTCTGTGGTCGCAAGCTGTGGCCTATTATCGTGAAGGCAAGCGTTACTGGTTTGATGATCGGGAGATAAGCAAGATCAACGACTGGAATAAGCACTTCGAGGTGTTGACACAGTATGATGACCTAGTGTCCAAGTACATAACGCACAAGCCGGAGGGCTCAGGGGCTCACGTGCCTTTCCTGACTACATCCGAGGTGGCATCACAGCTGGCGAACCGTGTCTACGATGAAGAGAAGATATCCCTGCAAATCAACGATAAGTTCATTTACGGGCTTGGAAGGGCATTAGCCAAGGCCAACATACCCCGCATAGCTAAAAAGACCACGACGGGCACGCGAAGGGGCTACAACGTTATTATAGGCACGAAGTCTTCAGCACATTCACAGTTTACTGTCGATGAGGAAGGGGAATTCTAATGCTGTTCACACGTGACGAATTGGTAGAGATGGGGCTTCTGAGTCCAGTTGCCAAACCTAGGTTGCCGGATTGCCAGAAGGTTGTCAGTTCAGACGAACAGGTGGCAACCGACCTATCCCCTTTGTTTATATATACTTACTTCTCTAGGTTGCTAGGTTGTAAGAATATATTAGAAGTAGAAGGAGAAATAAATGAAAAGTATAGAGTGAAAACTATAGTTTCACCCTGCAACCTAGCAACCGAGAGGATGCTGGATTTCCTCGTAAGTCAATGGTACCGTTACAGTTGCGACGATTTGGCGTCGGTTGCTACGTCAGGTGGCACCTTGCAACCTAAAAACATAGATGCTGTCGTCGAGGCAACCCGAGGTACGTATTTGTACGACGTGCTATCTGTTGATTGGGAGTATTTTAAGCGATATAAACAGCCACCAGGCGACGCGTGGGATGGGTTCTTACCAGACGACGGCCCTGATATTCATCAGTTCACCGCTACCGAGGCCAGACTAATCCCGAGCCATGAGGTACTGGAGTCGGCCGTGGTGGAACGTTGTAGAGTCAAGGCTGGCAAGACCATGCTGTCCCTGATGTATGAGCATAACGTCGACGACTACACATGGTTCGAAGGTACCGACGGACTGTGGCACTGTTACAACAACCAAGGGATGCAATGAGAGAGATAGACGATCTGGACTGGGATGCGAGCGAGCACAGGCTGCTGGATGAGCTGAAGGCTGCCAAGCGTGCCAAGGCTGCCAAGAAAGCATCTGGGATTATACCCGAACGGGTAATACAGAAGGCCATAGCAGACCAATTATGCCTTATCGGGTATATGGTGGTGCGGGTGAACAGCAGCACACAACAGCTGGAACACGGGACACGGCTATCATCGTACCGCGTGGTGAACATCAACGCCACATCGGGCCATGCTGACCTGGCTGTCTATCGTGATGGCAAGGCGTGGATGTTAGAAGTCAAAGCCGCACGCGGTCGTAAGTCAGATTCACAGGATAGGTTCTCGGACTGCTGCCTGCGCTATGGCGTACCCTATGGGATCGTCAGATCTGTCGACGATGCCATCGAGTTCGTCAAAAAGAATTAGGGGTTTTTATGTTATACGAGTTGATCTTATCGGACGTATGCACACTTTGCGGTGTGACACTTGAGGAGGCGTTCAGCGCCACACGACGTGCTGACGTCGTACGTGCGCGTTCTATCACGTGGTATATCCTGAGCAAACACTACGGGTGGACGCTAACCTCGATTGCCAAGCACAGCCAAAAGCACCATGCTACGGTCTTGCACGGCATCGCCAGCATCGAGGATGCCTACCTGATGTACAGCGACGTGCGGTCGGTCGTTAACGACATACAACAAATCAACTATGCCAGCCTTATGAGGGGCTTGTGATGTTGTGGATAAGTGACCAACTATTAAGTATAACTTAATAGCTGAATGAACCTAACACCTTCACAAGAGGCCGAACTGAAACGTCGTGCACGCGCCATGATGGGGTGGACTGCCCTGTCACGGTGGTGCTCGGTTCTGTTGAACCGTGACGTGCCGGTAAGCGAGTTGAAGGCTGACTATGCCCTCATGATAGAGAACGAACGCAATGACGTCAGGTTCCAGCTGGCACAGACACAGATCGACAAGGCGCTGTCAGGGGATAATACGATGTTGATCTGGCTGGGCAAACAGCACCTAGCACAGACGGACAAGGCAGCTACGGAGGTATCAGGCAAGACAGACATCAGGATAGTGCTCGCCCCCACACATGAGGAACCCAAACACATCGAGGATGCAGAGATTATCGCCATAGGCCCGAAGGACGCTTCGTTGTGATTACCATCGACGCCCAATTACACGACGGCCAGAAGCTAATCTTCCGTAACCGGAGGCGATTCAACACGGTCGCCTGTGGTCGTAGGTTTGGCAAGACCGTGATGGCGGAAGCCCTGCTTATTGAGTCGGCTATCATGGGCAAACCAGCGGCATACTTTGCACCGACGTACAAGATGCTATCTGATGTTTGGAAGGCACTCAAGACAACCCTGCATCCTATAATCACGGGTGTAAGTGAACAAGAGAAGCGGCTGACTATTGAGACGGGTGGTATCATCGACTGCTGGTCATTAGACGCCTTCGACAGCGTGCGGGGCCGTAAGTATGCCCGTGTGGTGAACGATGAGGTGGCGATGGTTAAGAACTTCATGGACGCATGGAATGAGGCGATCCGGCCGACGTTAACGGATTACAAGGGGGACGGGTATTTCTTCAGCACGCCTAAGGGACGCAATGACTTCCATGCGATGTACGAACGTGCACGGCTGGACGAGACGTATGCAAGCTTCCGTATGCCTACAAGCGTAAATCCCTACATCGCACAGGATGAGATAGACGCTGCACAACGCGAACTCCCTACAGTCGTGTTTAACCAGGAATACCTCGCAGAGTTTGTAGACGTGCAGGGTGCTCTGGTTAAACGTGAGATGATCACGTACGTCAACAGCGACCAGGTGCCTAGAGATCTGAAGATCGGGATGGGTGTTGATTTGGCGATCTCAAAATCCGATACCGCTGACTATACCGCCATCGCCGTAGTTGGCTACGACAAGGACTCGGGGCGTAGGTACGTGCTGGACATGTGGAGGGGCAAGGTGGGGTTTCACGAAGTCGTCCAAGGCGTACAAAGCCTGGCTGCCAAGTGGAACCCATCGCGCATCAACATCGAGGCAGTCCAGTATCAGGTGGCAGTAGTGCAGGAACTTCTCCGCAAGACATCCCTACCTGTCAAGGCTGTCAAACCAGACCGTGACAAGGTAACACGTTTTCACGCTTTGCTGGCAAGGTATGAGCAGCTACTGGTTACACACGTACGGGGGCTGGAGCCTTCATTCGAACAAGAACTACTTTCTTTTCCAGAGGGTAACCATGACGACATGGTGGACGCTCTCGTATATGCTGAGATGGCGGCTGTTAAGTCGCAAGGCGCTGGGGTTGTTTTTCTATAACGGACTAGAACAATGGGACTAATTCAACAAATCAAGGCTTTCATCTCCCCTACTGGTGAGGTCGCACAGAACGACCTACCGATTCCAGTTACGGAGTTGTGGAACAAACATAACTTCACACCTATCGTCAACTGGCGTGGTGCTTACCAGATGTGGAAGGCGAACCCTGTGGCTGTGGCATGCACTCTGACGTATTCGCTGATGATGCCGGAAGCACAGATCGGTGTGATCACTCCGAACGGTTACGACTTCGAAAGCCCTATCGTGGGGATGCTAACACGTAACCAGTGGCGTGTCACGTTTGGCGAGATCATGACGATCCTATGCATCGGTGGCAACGCCTATGGTTACAAGCTACGCAACGCCTCGGGTGCTATCATCGGCATGCGCTGGTATTCAGATAAGAACTTTGCCCCTGTTAACGATGGTTACGGTGACGTAAGCCACTATCTATACTATGACGGACAGGTTGCCTATACAGTTCGCAAGGAAGACGTCGTTCACATTCAGGGCTTCTGGTACGATCCCGAGAAAACACTTGGTGGTGGCAGCCCTGTGGAGTTAGCAGCGCAGTCTATCGAGGGGTATAATGAGGCAACGTCGACGGTGTTTAACATCCACAAGAACGATGCCATGCCGAAGACGTTGCTAGTGTACGATGAGGAACTCAGCAGCGAACAGGCTTCACTTGCACAAAAATCTTTTTCTCGCAAGTACGGAGGCGAACGTCGTGGTAGCGTGGGTATTGTCTGGGGTGTTAGAGACGTCAAGCGCCTTGCCCTCGACTGGAACGAATTGGGACTAAGTGACACATTCGGTCAATACGAGACGCGCATCTGTGGTGCTTACAAGGTGCACCCGATTATTGCAGGGACGCATATGGGGCTGTCTTCAGCCACCTACAGCAATTTTGAACAGGCAAGTAAGGATTTCACGAACATGGTGCGTGTTCCCTTCTGGAACATGATCGCTGACCAGATCAACGCACAGCTAGCTATCCCAGAGTATGGCGTGCAACTTGGTTTTGACCTCTCCACAGTGCAGGCTCTCGCTGGTGAGACCATCGCCATGGAAGCGGTATCTACAGACAATGACAGCAACGTAGACGATGATTCAGACGTCGACGATTCACCGGAGACACTAAGCCTCGGAGGTGGCGTGTCTTCCGACAAATACTTTCAAAAAAACTACAGCGTTACCATAGGCCCCGAAACAAAAGCATGGCTGCACCATCCCGACTCGCAAGTCTACGCCAAAGCCTACGACGACCTGTTGAACAAACAATCCGAGAAGATCGCTAAGGAGTGGGGGCGTGTGTTGGATGATTTGTACGACAGCATCACCGCTGACGTTAAGTCACTCCGCATCGAGACCAAGATAGACGACCAATTCAGCCTCGATGTGTGGGAAAAGAATTTCGTTGACGGCACCGAGGACAGCCGTACCGAGCTCACTGAGATCGTGCTGGCATTAGCACAGGAAGAGGTCGACGCTGAGGGTGAGTTCACACGCGGCCGTGAGGCTGGTATAACAGAGAGCGCCAATAAGATAGCGGACTCCGTAGGAACCATCAGAACCGACATCCAGACTCTACTACGACAGAATGCAGGCGTTGGTGAGGAGGAACTGGCAAGGCTTTTGAAGGAGAAGTTTTCCGACCTGAAGGTATCACGTGCTAATGCCATCGCTCGCACTACAGCCACAGCCACAACAGGCACTGTGCAGAAATCCGTCTGGGATGAGCTGGGCGGTATCAGACGGTCGTGGGTGGCTTTGTCAGGGGCACGTAGTGCACACGCTGCAGCGCATGACCAATTAGAAGATGCCGAGGGCAAGTTCACAGTAGGTGGCGAACGCACCTCGTATCCTGCAGGCGAGGGCTTGTCAGCATCCAACTCCGTCAACTGCCGATGTTTCACACGTGCAAGGCAACTCTAACTTGTGGATAATTAAACAACAGCATAACCCAAATTCGTATGGTATGGGGAACACACCATGAAAATTGAACGTAAGACTTTTGAATTTCAAGCTAAGGCAGAGGGTGACAGTGGCGTAATCGAGGCCATTGTCTCCGTGTTTAATAACGTCGACAGCTACGGCGACCGTGTTAAGTATGGTTTCTTCGACGATTCGCTGAAGACCAAACTGCCAAAGGGCGTCTGGGCTCACGACTGGAAAACACCAGTGGCCAAGACATTAGAAGCACGTGAGCTGATGCCAGGCGACGCCATGCTGCCCGATAGCTTAAAAGACCTCGGTGGCCTGTACATCAGGGGCCAATTCAACATGAATACACAGCGAGGCCGCGAGACCTATTCCGACATCAAGGAAGGTATTATCGACGAGTTCTCGATCGGTTATTCAGTAGTCGAGGAAACATTTGCACAGGACGGAGCACGTGAACTAGTTAAGGGGAAACTCTATGAGTGGTCACCAGTGCTGTTCGGTGCTAACTCACAAACGGCACTTATTAGCGCTAAGGGACTTAACGATGACTTGGAAGACGTTGGAGCTGACGTCGGCCGTATCATCACAAGGCTGAACGAACGCGCAGAGATTAGGCAAAAGGAAGGGCGCACGCTTTCGTCGGCAAACGTGGCACGCCTGACCGAATTGATGGACACACTGACCGCTGCAGTAGGCAATATCAAGATGCTTATTGACGCGGCACAACCAGTATCTGCAAAGGCTGCCATGGAAATGGAAGCATTGCGGGCATTAGTAAACAAGAGGAAACAATCATGAATTTGCAACAGATCAACGACGCCATCAGCGCGAAGTCTAGCGAGCTCGAAACGCTCCTTGCTAAGACAGAGCCAACGATGGACGAAGTAAAGTCTGCACAGACACTGAACGCTGAAATTGACGCGCTCAATGAGCAGGCTAACGAAGTAAAGTCGTTCGAAGCTATCAAGGCCAAGAACGCACAACGCCAGACGGAAGTGAAGACAGCAGTGAACAAGCTGCCAAAGTCAAACGACATCAAGGTCGGCGAATCATCAGCAAAGGCCAACATGCCAGATGCTGAGTACAAAGCTTACGTAACAGGCTTGTTTGTTGGTGGTCTTTCTAACGAGACAGCACGCCAGAAGTACACAGAAGTTACTGGCCTTGATTATAAGACACACACACAAGGTAACGACGCTACAGGCGGTATCTTCGTTCCAACGGAGACATCAAGCCTCATCGTTAACCTGAAGGACACATACGGATCATTCCGCCGCAACACGCGTGTTGAGCCTATGGGCTCCGAGTCGATCCGCATCTTCCGCACAGGCGATGACGTGACGGCATACTGGGGATCAGAGACAGGTACATTGTCATCATCTGACATGTCATTTGATGCAGTGACGTTGAACGCAAAGAAGATGTATGCCCTTGCAGTTCTTTCAGAAGAACTTGTAATGAACAGCACACAGAATCTTGGCCTTCGCTTTGCTGAATCGGTAGCTCGCCAGTTCGCAAAGAAGGAAGACGAAGCTGGTTTCTTGGGTGACGGCACGTCAACATACGGCGGTGTTCTCGGTCTTGCTGGCAAGCTCCGCAAGGTTCTCGAGGATGGTGGCGGAACATGGACAAACGACACACACAAGGGCTACCTCGGATCAGCACAGGTATGTGCTGGCAACACCTTCGCTGAAGTTACAATGGGCAACCTCATCGCTGGTATGCGTAAGGTTCCAACATACGCACTCACGGGTGCCAAGTGGTATTTCAACAAGGTAGCTTTCGGTGAGACAGCCGAGCGCCTCGCATACGCACAGGGCGGTTCAACAGCAGCAGAACTTGCTGGCTCATTCGGTCAGCGCCTCTTCGGTTATCCTGTCGAGTTCGTCGACGTGATGCCATCAGCAGATGCTAACAGCCAGGTGTTTGCTTACTTCGGTAACCTTACACAGGCTGCAACTCTTGGCGATCGCATGGCAACATCGATCAAGCAAGATGCAAGCAAGGGCTTCGACACGGACACAATCTATGTTAAGGCAACGCAGTACCTCGACATCAAGGTACACGAGATGGGCAATTACAATGCTACAGCAGCATCACGTACAACAGGCCCTGTTGTTGGTTTCGTAACTATTAACTCATAAGGTGACAACATGAACGCACTACAAAATGTGAAGGTTGTCAACGTTACGCCACCAGCTGCAATCGTTGACAATGCATCGTTTACAACTAACACGATCGACACAGCTGGCTTTGGTAAGCTCGCAGTGTATTTCAGCCTCGGTGCAACAGACATCGCAATGGCAGCCCTCAAACTCCAGGAGTCAGACGACTCTGGCATGAGTGGAGCTGCTGACATCACGGGCTGTGTATACGGCGCAACGGGTGCACCTGCACTGCCAACGGCTACCGATGACAACAAGGTCTTCGGGTTCTTTGTGAACCTCGCAGGTCGTGATCGTTATATCGACGTCGTTGCTACAGCTGGCGACGGCTCTGCTGGTACCTTTGGTGCTTGCACTGCTATCCTCTACAACGGCGACCCGATTAACGACGCTACTGATCGCGGCCTCGCTGCTAACCTCATCAAGGACTAATCTGTTCTGACTACGGGGCTTCGGCCCCGTGGTGAGCACAGCAAAGGTTTCCAATGGTTATACTATCGTCATCAGGTGCACGTGTTGATTTAGAGCTCCGTCAGGGGGCAGCCTTTGCACGTACCTTCACACATAAGACGAACGGGGTTGTCACCAACATAACAGGTTACACCTTCGCCGGCCAGATTAGGACTATCGACAACGTGCTGGCTGCAACGTTCACGATCACGATTGTCAACGCTTCGCAGGGTACGTTCTCGGTGGCACTAAGTGCAGCCAGTACGTCATCGCTGACAGTGGGCGAGGTGTATGTGTGGGATTTGGAGCAGACGGTCTCAAGTTCAACGAATGAACTTCTCAGAGGTTACGTCACTGTTCTCGGTGAGGTAACCCAGTGAGCACCACGATAAACGTAGACCAGTCGACGATTAGTCTGAACATTGCAGACGAAGACCTCAAACTGAACGTTGACCAGTCTACTATCACGCTCGATGTTGCATCGGGTGGTTTGGTGCCTATCTCTGACGACCTCACACTGGTCGCTGGCGAAAACCTGTCGGCGCTCCGTGCTGTTACTACTAACTCTTCAGGTCAGGCTGTGTACGCTAGCAACAATACGCTTGCTAATGCACAGGTCATCGGCATCGTATACACGGCCGCAAGTTCAGGGGCGAACGCAACGATTAAAATTTCGGGCATCCTGACAGACGCAAATTGGAACTGGACGAAGGGCACGGTTTACCTGGGCACGAACGGAACACTAACACAGACGGTACCAACGAACGGCGCTATCGTCGTTCACGTAGGCAAGGCCTTAACAGCGACGCAACTACTCATCGACATAGACACAATCATTCAAACGGTGTAACATGGCAGAAAAGTATATCAAAAATAACAGCGGTCAGCTCGCAGAAGTCGAAGCTACCGTATCATCATCAGGCGCAACGGAAGCGGGCAAGATTGTAGCTCTTGACGGCGGCGGCAAACTGGACAATTCAGTATTGCCTTCTGGGATTGGTGCAACTGTAAAGGTTGCGGCAACTAGCGAGAACTTGAGTGCAGGCGATCTCGTGAACCTATGGAATGACAGCGGTACAGTTAAGGCACGCAAGGCAGATGCAAGCAATGGACGCCGTGCTCACGGCTTTGTTATTGCATCTACAACAAGCCCTGCAAACGCCACGGTATATCTTGATGGTACAATCACAGGGCTCACAGGTTTGACACCCGGCGCTCCTTACTATTTGAGCGGTTCAAGCGCAGGTGATATTGTCTCAACTGCACCTAGCACATCGGGCTATATTTCGCAGGAAGTCGGAATCGCTTTGTCTGCAACCGAAATAAACTTTGAAGAACAGCAACCTATTACGCTGGCCTAATGGCTAACCTACGACCAATAACAACTAGCGGCAATCTGTCGGAGTTTTCAAGCTCTGACAGTTTGCTATTTGGTGCGTCTATGGTGTTAGTAGAACAGGGCAGCAGTCCCAGCACACCGTCGTCGGGACTGGCTTTGTTATATGTAAAAACGGACGGTAATCTGTATTTCAAGAACGATGCAGGCACGGAAACACAGCTCAACTAATGGCAGATAAGAGACCCATAACAACACCGGCAGCACTCGCAGAGCTAACGAATAGTGATAGCTTGATTGCGGGCGCATCGGCTGTCTTATCAGAGCAAGGCAGTTCACCAGCTACGCCGTCTTCTGGCTATGGCATCGTTTACGCAAAGACTGATGGCAAGCTATATTTCAAAAACGATGCGGGAACCGAGACTGACCTAACAGCTACGGGTGGTGGTGGAACTAACCCAGTCATTCGCGAATACACAGCCAACGACACATGGACAAAACCAACAGCATCTAATTTCTGGGGTGCTTTGGTGCTATGTGTAGGTGCTGGTGGTGGTGGTGGGAGTGGCAGGCGTGGTGCTGCGTCAACAATTAGGGGTGCGGGCGCAGGTGGTAGTGGTGCTACTTATGCTTATCGTATTATGCGCGCTGCTACGTTATCGGCATCTAGTTATGCAATAACAATAGGCAGTGGGGGCCCGGGTGGCGCGGCAAGAACTACTAACGATACTAGCGGCGTTACGG